TTTGTTCTGTTGTGATAGCTGCTGTGTTAGCTGTGTTAGCGTCGTCAATCGGGTATGAATTAACAGTGAAGAAACCATCACTGAAAGAACCGGATGTGTTCTTTCTGAATACCTTTGCCTTAACAAGAATTCTGTCTGTAGTATTCAGGGTAAGAGATGCTTTTTTCTTGATAGAAGAAAGCCCATAATGGGTATCCTTTTGCCCGCGATTGAATTTAAAGCCGTCAGTCTTATCAGGATTGGATTCGGAGTAAGTGGATCCAATGTAAATGTTGTCGATCTCATAAACATCTGGAAGACCTAGAGAGTAATCACCAACAGCCGTATTAGAAGCATTATTGGAGCAATCGATCTTAATGTATGTTGTTAACAGATCCTTACCTGCAGGTTGAGAAGCGCTTTTCTTTACATTGTAGTATCCGATAATAGATACACTGGAAGTCGGAGCAGTTAGACCCGTAATAGAAAGAGTTGTTGTCGATGTTACGGTAACAGTAGCTCCACTCAAATCGATAGGCTTACCATCAACGTATGGCGACTGGTTAGCAGTAGCAATGAGGATGATATCTTTTTTCTGAGTGTTGTTCAGCGTGCCAGTATATGGCCACTCACCTTCAGATAAAGTGATATCGATGTTACCATTTGTGTCAATGTTTAAAGATTTGTTTACTGTTCTAAAAACAAAGTCTAAGGTTTCTCCTATAGCAGGAACAGACTTAATACCACTACGACCAACAGGGAACAGAGATCTAGCAAATGATGGTTCGAATATTTGATTAGTCACGAGATCAGCAACACCATCATCTCCTGATCCAGTACCAGGATAGTAAATGGATAGAACGTCAGAGAAATTCTTTCCTGTGTTCATTTGAACATCGAAGATGTACGCTCTATATTCAGCAGACGCATCACCGGCAGTTCCGTCCTCATAGATGAAAGAGCGAATCTTAGCTTCGCCAATTTTAGTACCAGTAGGCGTTGTAGGAACAGTACCTCCAGTAGCTGCATTTTGAGCTGTGTCATAAAGATCGATAGAAGCTGCCACATTAGGATCAAAGTTACCAAAGAACTCGTTAACTACAATGTATTGGCCGATGTTAGTAGAAATCGATTGATCTTCTTCTATAGCAAAGTCGGTGGCTTTGTCTATCTGTAGATCGTAGGTGTTAAGAAGCTCGATACGACGACCTTCCACATAAGCGGCACCAGCTCCAATCAGTACATCTAACTGTTCAGAATTCAACGGATTCTGAAGAACGTTAACTGGGAAGTTCTTTACTGTATAGTTGCCGGATTCTTCACGCGTTCTACGATTCATCGATTCTATAATTTCAGCGTACTGTGTGGTCTTGTTTCTTCTTACAACTCTACCACGAACATACTCTTGAATAGCAAAGAATCTTTCATCTTTTTTAGCTTGAGTAATAGTCTTAGTAACAAGAGTAGTTGTAAGCTTCAATCTATCAGCACCAGGAGCATTGAAGTTATTGAACCCGTTAGCATTATCTAGAAGTGAAGTGTCGTTGTTACTGTTAATAATAAATTCTTCTGTCTCAAAACCAACAACAAGATCATCAGGTACGTTGGTGTATTTGGAAACAATTTTAATTTGTTCCTCGACACGAACGAAGAAACCCTTTTGGTAAATGATACCATCACCGACGCGAACACCGTAAGATGAGCCGACGGAGTCTGCTTCCACAGAACCAGCCACTGTCACAGTTGCAATGAGCTCGTTTGTCGTGAAGTTGCGGATTTCGATATTCTCAGTATCAGAGAATTGCTTTTCGCCAGAATTACCAGATGATAGATACTTTACAAATAGAGTATTTAAATCAGGTGATTGAGTTTGAAGACCGTTTGCAACGACAAAGATCTTAGCTTCAATACCTGTTGTAACACCAACAGCTCTAGCATCAAGATACGATGACATTGAGACCGGCTGACCGTTAGTCTGAATATCGAGAATCTTCATATAACCCAGATCGTTTACTTCTACGAAGTTACACCCTTCAATAATTGTTCCTTCGCGAAGAATATTGTTACCGAATCTCTCGATTTGGTTTTGAAGGATAGTTTGAAGTTGAGTGAGTTCGCGGGCCTGCACTGCCACAGACGGCTTGAAAAGAACCCTATGAAAGTTCTTTTCCTCATCGAAATCGTCAAAGTATGGGGATATGTTTAGATCTGTGTCAATTGCCATTTGTTCTTCTTACCTTTAAAATTCTATGATAAGTTTAATTCGTTCTGTTTGTTCATTTTGTCGAGATATCGGTTGGAAATGCTCAACGTATATTATATCACCAGACTCATCTACAATTTGATTAGCTGTTTCATCTCTTCCGTTAATCTTTGCTACAGCGCCTGATTGTTGTCCTACAAAAGTATTTATAACACCTGCCACATCATCTGATATAGCAAAGTTGCCTTTTACGCCTGTCAAGGATATTACATTAGTGTTTGACGCACTCCCGTTTGTTTCGTGAACATATCCAATAGCATCAGCTTGGATAGAGTTATCTACGTCTAACACGGTAGAAGTCACGCCAGATGCGCTTCCTTCAAGTGTGTTTACAGATGTGTTTCCGGATAAGAATGTTCCATCCACATTAAACAACTCGATAGTGGTGTTATATCTGTTACTAATAGTACCTTGAGCTCCGGTATCAGCTTGAGTTATAACTTCTCCTTCGTTATAAACAAAAGCACTTTGATCTATATTTAAACGCACAATGTCAGAACTTAGTTGGCTGACGCCAGGTTGGAGAACCAACTCGTCTTCCATAAATCCGGAACCAGTTGGCCCAGTGTATGTTACTTCAACTTGAAAGCTTTGACGTTGATCGAAAGTTGTTAACGATCTATCGAGGGAAACAGCCTCTGCTGTGGTGTTGCTGCTCTGACCAACAAGTACGTTAACACTACTGTTGCCGGTTTCGAAGAATCCGCGGATATTAGTTAAACGGAGTATATCCCCATCTCTGTTTGTGATCTCGCCTGTAGCATTAGTCTCGGATTGTACTACTATTTCCCCTGCTTGGAAGTTTGTTGCGACCGTATCAGCTAATGTGATCTCAACGTTAGCAAATAACGGATCCTTAAGCAGCGAGAGTTTACGGTAATCGTTTTCAACAGGAATAGTTGCGTTTTCAGTATTTGCAAATTCTATACCAACACCAACTCGACTTGCGCGCAATTCATTAAAGATATTAGCACCATGACCTCCCGCAGGACCCATAATAGCGCGTACGTCTGCGGAACTAGTGGCGACAGCTAAACCAGAGTCCACATTAATAAGACCGGTGTTGGCTACAACTGACACATCAGCGTAGGTGTAATCGCTTCCGCGCTCAATAACATTGATTTCCGTGATCGTGTTTGAAGAAGGATTAACTTCAGCAATCGCACGAGCACCTCGACCATCACCATTAATAACCACGTTAGGTCCTATTTCATATACAGAGCTGCTGTCAGGAAGAGGGGATAGAGGTTGATCGAGAAGAACTCTTCTTTCTGTTCCTGTCACGATATATTCACTGATTGTTCTCAGTTGACCAGCGCCAGATCCCGACTTAATATAAAAAGCGTTGTTTTTATAGAAATCGGTATTAGCTGATAGTGCTAACGTTAGGCGAGAAGTTGAGACAATATTCGATTGGGTGTTGCTGCTGGCTCCTGTTAGAGTTTCACCTGCAATAAAATCATAAACTACATTAGTCACCTGAACAGTATTGTTAGCAGGATACACATTAACAATAATACCTGAAGAAATGTTGCCCTCTGCATCTAATGATGTGACTTTTTCCTCAACAAAACCCGACACATCATTAACGGTGACAAGATAATCTGTAAATCTTTCACCGTTCAACGCAAACAGCTGTGTATTACCAGCAACAGCAGCTTCTTTAACTGTTCCTGTTGCATAGCTGTTGTAGTTTTGTCCACCATCTTGTACAACAATAGTTTCGATGGCACCGCTGACAGCATTAGCTGTAACATTGGTGTCTTCGAATATAGGTAGATAGTTACCAGTCGCAAACTTTTCGTATTGCGATTGGGTGACGGTGCACATATACTTCCATTGATACCCATCACTTGTTCTGTATAAAGTATCATCTGCAGCTGTCTCAGAAAACAAAGGTTGGTCGGTAGAAGGAACGCCTCTGTTGTTGTCTAAGCATTTGAATATGTAGTAGTTGTTCGACTCTTGAGACACGACGTAGAAGTTCGTATCCCTTAGATTATCAACGAGATCGTCATATTGATCGTAAACAGTACCCGTTTCCCATTGAGTGTTGCGAATCATGTAAGCCACATCGGACGGTGTAATATGTTTACCAAAAACCAGCTCATCATACAATACATGATTAACGGTAGTCTCGTTGTTTACCGGCTCTGGAATCTGAATGTCGTCAGTAAAAGGAATGCTTCTATGAGCACCGACGTAGTAGATAGTATTTGCCGTTTCATCAAATGCTTCAATAAATTGCTTAGCAACATTTACTTTAAAAGCGTCTGTAAGAAGTTTCATTTTATTTCCTAAACTATTTCTATACTGCTATTAGCAACTGTGGGTTGCGAAGATATATTACTGGATCTAACGACCGTTCCAAAGATTTCATTGCCGCTTATGTGTACAACATCCCGAATAAGATGTAGATATCTGTTAAGCGATAAACCGGTTTGAATATCATACGAAAACTCTTGATAGTATTTATTGTCGTGTAGTTTCTTCTCTGAATTCAAATGCGAAGAAGTTGTTCTCCAGAATCCTTCTGAAATACCTTGATTAACAATCTGAGACTTGCCGGTGATGATAAAGTCAAACCCTTCTCTCTCTAAGGTAACATCTCCATCCTGAATATATCCGTATCCGGAATCGATGACATCCACTTCTGTAGCAATACCAGAAGCATTAATTGACGTTCCAACTATATCAGCATTGTCACCAAGCGGTTCACTGTCTTCTATAAGTGTTATTGTTTCGATTGTCGCCGTGGATCCGCTTCTGCTTCCTTGTATAATGACATTAGGATCAAAAGCTACGTTGAATGAAGTTCTTTCTACTTTTATAGTACCATCACCATTTTCTAGGGGCTGATATGAAAGCACCTTACCCTTTGCTGTTGTTGTGCTATCTATCTGCTGTTCGAGAATTTCTCCCACGATAAAGGAACCAACGACATTTGAAATGTTTAACAGGAAATTCTTTCTGTTATAGGAAGATATGTATTTGTTTCTTACGCGCACGAACGGATCGGCGTTATATTCCTCTCCAGGGTTTATTGCTGTTAAAGAAGCAATCGTGCCTATCGTGAAGTTTTCTACTGTTAAGGCGTTTCCGAGGATAGTGCTCGGATCGGAGTTAGGTTCTTTGACAAACCCGTAACCGAAATCCATAACAACTTCTACATTGGCAGTTTCGCCGGATGTTGAGGGTAGATTAATTGTTGGAGTGTCGTAATAATTAGAGCCAGGATCAGTAACTGTTATAGTTTGAATTGTACCGTTAGCATCGGTTAAGATTGTACCCTCAGCATCAAATAACGGCTCGCCGTCAGCAAACCCGCCGCCATCAAACGTTACTGTGGACCCGTTAGAATAAAGAGTTCCTCCGTCAGTAATACTAATACTCTGAACAAACCCGACTCCGCTATTCGAACCATCTAAAGCCACATCAACAAAAGGAACTCCGGCAATGTTTACATTGCCCACTGAGTCGGTGTTTAGTGTTATGGTTTCTGTGTCTTCAAGGAAACCAATGTCAAAGTCGGCGTTTTGACCGGTCTTAATGTCAATTATAGTTTTTTCTGCTTCTATAATATCTCCATTAGCATTTCTGGGAGGAGATAGTAGCTGTTCGCGATCTGTTTCTATGAAAAAGCTATTGGAGTTTTCTATTGTATAAAACGGTGACGAGTTTCCGTGAATACCCACAGAAGAGGTGTTCTGACCAATTACAATACCTTCACTGTAATTGTTTGATACGGTATCAATAACACCATTTGCAGCACTGTTGCCTGACAACCAAAGATCCGTTGCACCACTGTCGATTACGGTGTCTATTGTGTCTATCAATCTGGTTTTCGTGCCACGAATTTTATTGTTAGCAGTAAACTCGCCAAATATATCACGGACGCTAACGTTAGCCCCATCCACCGACGCGACTTGTCCTCTTGCGCCTGGCTCCGTAATATTAATACTGTCCACACTAGCTTCGATAGCGGTGTTAGATTGTACGGAAATCTTAAGCTCTGTAGAAAACTGACCCCAAGCATCAACCAACGACAGAGAAGAGGCATTAGCCGTGTCTACAGTACCAAACACATAGTTAGTGATTACGTTGGCTGTAGGATCTCTTTCTTCTTGGAACACAACATCTCCGGGTGAAAACGTTCCTGTTGCGTCAGAGTAGCTAATATCGAGGGCAGACTCTTCTTCAATATATTCCGTTGGGTAAAACGGTTGACCGTTGGCTGTTTGTATTAAACGCAGGTCGTTGAACGTTCCGCCATCTAACACCTGTAGAGTGATCGTTGAGTTAGCAGAAGCAGTGGTTATAATCGTTCCGTTAGCATCCGTGTTAGCTACGGAAATTACAACCCCGTTGGCTACTTGTGTACCAGACCCGTCTACGCCTAAAATATAATCACCCGGTTCAGCGTCGTTAATGTCACTAGCTGATAGTGTTGTTAGTGTTTCGATTCTCTGTAATACAGTCTCATAATCGATGAAATCTAGATTAACATTATCAACATCCAGCATAGCTGTTGCAACATAAACGTCGCTTGCTGTCAGATCTGGATCTTGAGTGTTAGTGTAGCCATAACCACCGTTAATTATTTCGAAGTCTACTCGACCGGTAGCATCTTCCACTTCCGTTACCCGAACTTTAGCTTGCTTACCAGAGCTGCTAGTGATATTGAATATATCACCAACTTGGTTATCTCGACCGCCGAGTTCTATCTCCACGCTTGTTAGAGACCCGGTGATTGTGGGGCAGTTAGATAAGTCACCGTCATCGGTGACTCTCTCGTCTCGGATAAAATTACCTTGTATGTTGCTTAGATATAACACGTCGATAATTCGACCACCAACTCTTTTGGATACAAGCCCTTCTACAAATGCTTTTGCTCCTGAATTAGAACCGGTGATTTGATTACCGATAAAGTCGATTGTACGGTCTGAGCTGGTCAATTCTAGATACTGAGGTCTAACCCACAACGAATCAGATGCTCTTAGGATATCTCGACCAGGAACGTATATCTCTGTTGTGTCTTCACCAAATAAGATGTTCATCAACAACGTTATGGAACGCTCAGAACCCTTAGACTTATAAAGATCGAGAATATTCTTTACCAGGAATCTTTTATCGGAAGCAGAAACAAACGGAAAGTCTTTAAGGTATTTCTCTTTGAAGTGGACAACAAACTCTTCTAGAGTGGTGTCGATGTCCCGAATAGTAAACATGTTTCTACTCAAGTTTACTGAGTAATCAGGGTTAGATTCTAAAAACTCATAGTAAGCTTCAAGGAAAGCAATCAGCTGCTCTCCTTCTTCTTTGTAGATATCAGGAAACTGACTTTGTATCAGAGAAGAAATGTTTGTTACAATATCAGTCATTATTAGCTACCAACAACAGTTATGTTAATGTCTTCGTCTTTGATTGTTACGATTCTATCTCTGAGGCCGAAAATGTTACCACAGCGAGTTCTACCAACAAACTTTATCGATGGCCCGGAAAACGAATCAACAACCAAGCTGTTAATAATCACTTCACCCGTATCATAATTAATTGTCCCCGCATTAGATTTAAGATAAACAAAGCCGTCTGGTTGACTAGAAATAACTTTTAGGATTCCGCGTCCATCGTCTTCTATGAACGCCGTCTTCCCCTCATACACAAATTCTGTTGACTTAATAGCGGGCTCTCTTAGATTAAGATCGTCTCCAAGATCTAAAGGAGGGTCCCTGAACAAGCCGTTACCGTAAGTGAAGCTGAGGCTAGATCTGACTCCTAGAGCAGGATTAAACTCTACTACTGCTTGAGCCTGAATATCGTTAGATAGAATAACGTTACTTGAATTATCAACAGCTGCAGCAAGTTTACTGAATCTAACATCTCTGTTAAAGTCGTTGAGATTTGTGTTACTGTAATTTAGTAGAGCTGTTCGAGCTAGCTGTTCGATGTTAGACGCGCTTAAGCTAGTTCTTTGAGTATCGTAATAAACCTTTGCTTCAATGTTCACGTACAAGAATTTAGCTGATTCGATTCTAGGCTCGATAGCAACAGGCGCTCTTTCGTTTAAAAAGTTGGTGTATTTGGTTTTGGAGCTTTCACTTACACCGTCAGAGTCCTGTACATCTAAAGAAATGATTACGCGCCCGTACTGAGGTGGGTTTAGAGTTTCGCCACCATAAGCTGACACTGCTTGAATTTCAGGAAACTGATTCTTCAGAAGCACTTCATAATCAGACTGAGTGATTGCACGTTCTTGTATCTGTATCGATTTAGGAGCAAAGAATTTGATCGATTCAATCGACTCGCGTTCAGCGCCACCTTGTGATCGAGATACTACAGTCTCGGTACTGCTGATGTTGTTGATTTGTGTTTCAAGATCAATAGTGTTAATACCATTAGCCTCTTCACCCTTCGTGGCACGATACTCTATACGAATAATGTTTCCACTCGAAGGCTGTTTGCCAAAAGAGTCTCCGCCAAACACAACCTCATATCGATTACCACTATGAGGCTGAAGGTAAAAGACGTTAGAATCGTTTTGTACACCAAAGATATTAGAGCTATAGAGATATTCTGTCTCGGTTGCAGATGAGCTGTTTGCTTTTATGTAAACTCGAACGCTTGCAGTGTCGACGTTGGAGTTGTTGATGATAAACTTCTGATCGCTTACTCCAGTCACTTCATAGAACTCGTCGAGGTATCTTCCTTCGTATACGACAACATCCTCTATGACATATTGGCCCTCTACACCACGCGCGGTATAAGCCTGATCATTGTAGAAAGAGTATGTAGAGCTACCACAACGAGCTGTAAACTTTGTCTTACGTGGAATCGTAATCGTTGCTGGGCTGTTGGTAGGAAAGAACTGAACGCGAAGATTAGCATTAGCAGAACGGCGAGAGCGTGGTAGATAGTTTAACTCTTTGGCATGAGAAATCACACTGTCCTTGATCTGAGCCGAGTCAAGGAACATCTCGCTAATAGCCATGTTAGTATAAAAGTTGTTCTGGAACGTGTTATAAGCAAGAACGTCCAATAGGACATTCATATTGGATCCCTCAAAGTCGTAATCCTTAAAGCGATCCTGTGCTTTAAGGTAACTTTTTAAACTTGCCTTTACATTTTCAAAGTCAAGATTTGTGAATGTCTGATCTGCCATTATCGGATCCTATTTAATAATACTTCGAGTGTTGTTGGCTCCTCATTATTTATAAGCGCAAAGGTAATGATGATTCGTATTTCGTTTGAATCAATTTTACCGGTAACATCCACACCCAATAGTTCACAGCGAGGCTCATACGTTTCAATGGTCTCGAAAATCATGTTACGCATTGTGTCTACAGTCTCTTGCGTAAAGTTCTCAAACAACATTGAGCGAACATCGCAACCTACCTCAGGCTGGAACAGTCGTTCACCTCTATCTGTTAGGATAAGATTCTTGATAGATTCCTTAACAGCTTCTTCGTTAATTTTACGCGAGACGTCAGAGCTGACAGGATTCAAAAGCAAATCCTTACCAAAATCTGAGTAGATTTCTCTTTTCTTTGTAAGAGGTGTAATGGCCATCTGTACTCTCTTCTTTTAGTTATTTATTAAACTTACCAAGATCTTAAAGGACCGACATCATAATGGTTGAACCCACTGGAAGGATATGATCCAAAGCCACCAAATCCAGCAGCTCTCATTCGTCTTGTAAATTCGTTTATTGCGCTAGAGTTTATCCCTGCGGTGCTGATATCAATAGCTTGTCCTTTAGTGTGACGAGAATTGATAGCGACTCCACTCTTGTTTAACACTTCTCTAAGATACCAATTATAGTAAGGACTACGATATGCGCTGTTAATCGTAAGTTCAGGTAGATCGAATCCCGCATCCCGAGTAGCATCTACAGCTCTTATTAAACGCACCCATACTCCTAGTTTTACCTTGCCCCATCCAGCATCTACTATCCCACCGTTGCTACCCAGATCATAATTATAGTTTTCACTTGCGTCGAAATATCTAGCGTGCTCAGGATTGTTCTTGTTATTCTCAAATCGTTCTTTTGAGAGTTTACCCATATTAGGTACATTGGACCCGTTGAAGTTAAAGTATCCTTTTAGGCCAGTGTTCGAGATTTGATCCAATAGATTCTGCTCTTCGCTGGTTAAATCGTCCGGTAAATATTGCTCAGCAGGATTAGCTCTGTTGTAAACACCACGACCCGAATCTCTATCCACTTTTCTTGTTTGAGGAGGGATTCGTAGTGCACCAGAAGTTGACACAGTGCTTCTCATATTATTGGAGAATGTGGAAGCTGCATTATGGGTGTCAGTATAAGAAGAGATTAAACCAGAAAGGTTATCAACTGGCTTATTCATAATCGAATTAACCATTTCAGCTAAACCACACGCTTTCAGTAAGAAGAAATTCAACACGTCTGGTACGACATCTTCAAACTGACTTATGGACTTCTTAAAGAATCCCGCAATATCTTCTTTTAACTTATCCATGTTCTCAGCTGAAAAGAAGCCTTTTACCTGTTGTATCTTTTTCTTAATGAATGTATAAGCAGCCTTTGGTAATTCGCCAATCTCGTTAAACAAACGCTTTGCAGTATCCTCTATCCCTTTAACGGTCTGCAATAAGGAATCCTTTACTGTATCAACGAGGTTTAGTAGCTGCTGCTGAAATCCCTCAAGCGTCGACATTAGAGAGGATATGATTCCACTCAAAGAACCATACTTTTCGATGTCGCCTAACAGGCTAGAAATGTTTGAGGCAAGACCTTGAATCCCACCAATAAGATCAGTAAAGGTTTGTGCAACACTTAGAATCTTTTTAAACGGATCAATAAAACTAGCACAAAGGTTTTCGTTAAACCCTTGATTGTTAAAGTAATTGTTCTGTATAGCTAATAGAGTAACAACGTTTTGAGAGTTGGTAGAGCTAATTATTTCATGTCTGTCGTACCCACTTTCCACCAGTGAATTGATAAGATCGTTTCTAGATCGGTTATCGATTGAAATAGGAAGGTTATTAAGAAATGTTGTTTGAACAAAGTCTATCGACAACCCAGAAGTGATAAGAATATCAGCAAACTCTGCTTCGGTAATTACTCTTGGCTGTTGGTTTACACTTAAAGCGGGATAAGGTGTAAGATCTACATTTTGCAGAAGAGTGTTATTTAAAGACGTGATTGCACGCAGCTCCTGATTATCGAATCTCGATAACGGATCATTGAGCTGCGTTATATCGACTATGCTGTTTGAAGCTATAATCGATGTAGTAGGATAAATTGGTTTACAAACTGCCATTGTTATACCTCCACAGATTCGTCGGAATCAAATGCACCGATTTGACCTGTTGTACTTTGTACTTCACTACCAATGGTTGTAACATCTCTTTCCACTGGTGTGTCGATCTCTGGTGCTTTAGGGGTTTCTGGTGTTTTGTTTCCTGCTGTCGCTGCAGTTGACAAGCCGCTGTTAAGATAGACTTCTGAACCATCACCTGCAATAATACCATCTGATGTCATGTATAAGTTTCCGCCTGCTGACGTGTAGTTACGAGATCCGGAATTGTTGTGAAACTCTGCTTCTGTATTTAAGAACATACTACCGACAGAATAGTTGCTCGTAATACCTTCCGATGTGAGAAACATATCAGACCCCGACTTTAGACTTAAGTTACTATCAGCATCAATTTTAATCTTTTGTGCTGACTTCAGGTTAAAGTGCTCTGATGTAGATGCAAGAGACATTCGCTGAGCTCCTACTTCAAAACTTTCGCCTGCGGTGACATTCATCCTACCACCAACGTTCAGGTTATAATCACCTTTCACTGTTTGGTTCATATGTCCATTAACTTGAAGTGTGAGGTTTTTACACTCAAGTGTGTAAGCTCCGTCTATATGCACCGTCTTAGATCCGCGCGCTGCTTCAAGCATATGACCTTCACTATAGTAATGAGCATCGCCAAACGATTTGATCTTGACGTTTCCACCAACATCGATTTGAATATGAGAACCTGATTCATGAGAGACTAGAATGAACTCTTCGTCCTCAGCAATTTGCACATAGGAGTTACTGTTGCGGCTTTTCCATACCATGTTTTTATGTGGTTCAGTAGCAGCAGGTACACTAGGCTCTTGAATCGGTGGCGGCGCCCCCGCATTAGGATCATCTTTATCTGCTATCTGCTTCGCTGTGCGGGCTGGACCAAAATTCATCTTCGCCGCATTTTGTAACACAAGTTGAGTGGTCTCGAGATCTTCACCACTAAGGATTTTTCCGACAGGAGGCACACCATACTGCCTTAATGCCTCAATGGGTGAGTATTCATCTGAACTGCCAGTACCTCCAGGTAGCTCCAAATTTTGACCTGGGATTATTCCAAAGACAATAGGATGCTGCGCATCTCTACCATCAATGAAACAACCAAACACCCAATCCCCACCTGCTGGAGTTACTGCACCTCCATTACCAACATTGAGTACAGGAGCCCAAGGCAAATCTTCTGTAGGAATCAAATTACGGTCAGGCGAATGAATACCAAATGCACGTACTCTTACACGCCCTTGCTTAATAGCATCAGCGTTATCGTCGACCATGCCGACGAACCAAAGTGGATTATCAAAACCATTAGACGAATTCATTAACTATTCCTTCTTACAGTATCATTATATGTTGCAATTGAATCTGATCTTAACTCTTGATACTGCCACGCTTCCCACGTCGGGCCAAGATGTGACAGAACTCTATTATCGAGACCGTTATTTGCAACGTAATCATCATATGTAGAGAAACCATCTAAAGAGCCATAAGACCGATATCTTTGTCTAATTAAACGTAGAGCTGCTTTATCTTGGTTAGCAGGTGTCATTGGAGCGTTGACTCCGTCGTTCATATCTAGCCATGTGCCGTAGGTGAATTGGTATCTACCTGCAGCTGTACTTGTGCCGCCTGGACCTATCGTGTTAGGATGTGGCTCAGAAGTATTGAAAGACGATCCGCCATTTAGCACCGCATAGTCACCACCAGATTCACGTGCAGCAATCGCATTCAACGTAGCTTTTTCTTCTGTTGTTAAATTCTCGCCTAACGGATCATTTGTAATCTGAGGTGTTCCTGTAGATAACGTTCCTTCACCCTGACGTCTTACATTATCGGATCCAGGAGCAGAAGTTCCACCGCTCTCGGTATATACACTTTCGGTCTGCGGACCGTTTTCATATTCCTCAGCACTCTCGGGCCGACCGTATATACCACTACGTGAAATTGTCATCACTTGAGTGAATTGATCCTCAAAGAAAACGTTTTGAATACTTTCTACCAGATAGCGACCGGAGCGTTCTTCATCATCACCACGATCACCTATTGTTTGTATCACGTCCTTTAGCTTCAATATGACAACATCTCCGACGGTCAGTTGATTTCTACCATATACCGTCACATTAACTGTCTCGTTTTGGTGGTGATACAGATTAACGTTCTTTTGGTTGTACGCTTTAGGATAGAAAGTATCTGGCCTTAAGTAACTCGGATCAAATGATTGCTGTTCAGGATTCTTATAATCCTTAAATACTAGAGTCTCAACTGCATCGTTCATATGTTCGTCAACAAAATCTTTGGAGTGCTTTAATCTTGTTGTGTTGTATCCGTCGGGATAACGATATTCCTGATACTCATCGAGATGACGGTACTCATTATACAGAGGCGTTCGATTTAACCAATCAAGCTCTGTTGTTAGTTTGTAATAGCCACCGCGCGACATGTCTTGAATTGTGTTAACGTAGTTGGGAAATTCTAGATTGATTAGAGTCGACATTAATCTACGTTGACCATCCGGACTCTGGTCTGATAGATTAGACCTAATGAAGATTGGAATACTTCCTTCTCTTTCTATCTCATCACTATCAAATTCATAATCGTTTACGACCCACCCTAAAGTACCAAAGTAGAAGCCGTCTTTAGACTCGAAGAATCTAAACGTCTGTGAATCATACTCTTTAGATATCGCTTTACGCGTCAGGAAGTGCATCGTCTCTTCGGCTTTGTAGTTTGGAACCACAAGTGTCTGATTGCCGTCTGTTTCTTCGACAAATAGTTCTTTTTCTGAATTGAAATAATCGTTGAATACGGTGTTTGCGTAGTCGCTTATTTTACCACCACCAAACGATCTGCGAATGAAGTTTCTTTCACCGTAGAACTTTTCTTTTGAAACGAAGTGTAGTTTATACGAGTAGATCGTGTCGTCAGCATCCTTAGCAATCTTAACGTTGCTGATTGAATAGACGAAAAACTTTTGAGTGATCTTTTCTTTAAAGAAATCCGTGTGGGTGATTTCAACTTCTTCTTCACCCTTCAACCAACCATTCTCTTCACCGAGAAACTCATCAAGTAAACCAACAGAATCGTACACCATTACATGTCCCTGGATATATCCAGTGGACATCGACTCGTTGACTTCCCAATAGTGAACGAGCTTAGAAATATCAATAAAGGTCTCTGGTTGGTCGAGCTTATATATCTTAAAGCTGTTTAAGACATATTCACCAGCCTTACGATTAAACGATTCCGTCATTCAGTAAATCTTTCAATTGTTTCTCGGCCTCAGCTGCATATCTGTTATCGATTAATTCTATAGCACGCTTATCATCGTTGAGCTGTGTTTCATAATCGTAGTATCTTAATGCAGTCCAATCACCGGCTATAATATCAGGGTCTAGTGTAATACTGTCAGGTGAGATAATGTCACCATCCTCATTAAAGTAGTGTATGATGTTCTCACTGATAGTTGTGTTCTGTGTCCAGGCAATCACTGCGTTACCGGAAGTGTTAGCCTGAGCTTCGTACTTGTCTATAATGTATTTATTGAATTGACTAGAATTTAAAGGCCACTGATAATAAGGATCTATCAGCTTAACAGAGAAGTATACTAGCCATGTATACCTCATACTTCCGTAATAGTAAAGCGCAACGTCTTCTGGCTTGTCATCGCTTTCTACTACATAAGGCAGAAACGCATATGGATCATTAAGGATAGTCTCGCTGAAATCTACCCTTCGAGTAATATCAGTAAGAAGTACTCCAGTGTGAGTGACTTTTGGAAAGTTTTTAAAATAAACTGACATTCTGCACCTTATGAAGTGTGGGGATTTTGGGTTGGGGTATCATCTGTATCAGGCGTAACAGACTGAACGTTTGCTGCTTGACCAGATGTTCTAATTTGAGCTTCCTGTAGCGTGAACGAAATGTTCACGAGCGCGGGTTTACCACCTTCGACAAGCACATTACCTTGAGGAGTATAGTCTACAGAAAAATTGCTTATCATACCAGGTTGGAATTTCATGAAGTGGTTTTGATCGACCCCATTCAATCTTATCAAAGCTAGGTCCGGATACTTAAGAAGCGCGCGATCTAACGACTGGTTGCCAACATCCCCTCCTGTTAACGTTTGATACTTTGGAAGAATATGTGACTTAATTTTCTCAATAATCCCTTTAAGGTTTTCCGATTCCTTTTCGTTACGAGGTGCTAGCTGCCAATTAAACTGATACTGTTTAAGACCAACACCATCGAAATTTAGAGTTGTGTGAGGGTTAACAGCATTACCATTGATTACGTCCACAGCGAGAGAAAGACCAGGTGCAAATTGATCAAGAACATTACGAGAAGAAAACGTTGCGTATCTACCTACACTACTAAGCGCTTCGGTAATACTACCGGATCTAGCTAAGTCAGCTCCAGCTTGGCCAAACTCGCTATACGCATTGCCGATAGCGTCCTGGAAACCGGTGCCACCAGTTGCCGCCCCAACTGCTGCAGAACCGATAGTACCTAGATCTGCTTGCTGAACGTTAATATCGTAAGAGTCCACAAGTTGCTGGGGAAGTGGAAGAATGATAGACGTCTTTGTTCTTGCGGTCTGACTAACGGATTGAGTTGTTCTCTGATAAGAGTATTCCTGAAAGTCGATAACCATAGCATTGGGGCCAAGATCACTCGGAAAGCGATACTGTGCAAATCTACTATTGGCTCTGTTTGTTGGTATGACACTGCTTGGCTTAGCCATATACATGACCTCTATAAATAGTTACGGATCTTATTTTTATTTATATCGAAAAGAAGAAATGGCATATAGCGGAAAATTTAAACCAAGGAATCCCGGCAAATATTTAGGGGATCCAACTAACATCATATACAGATCTCGATGGGAGCTCGTTCTTATGATGAGATTGGATAAGCATCCTCATGTTGTGCAGTGGGCTTCTGAAGAAGTGATTATACCATATCGTAGTCCGATCGACGGTAAGATACATAGATACTTTCCTGATTTCCTCGTTAAACGTATAAATAGAAATGGAGACAGAGAGACTATTTTAATTGAGGTTAAACCGGAATATCAAACAGTTCCTCCCCAGGTACAAAGTCGAAAGACTTCGAAGTATTTGAATGAGGTAAAAACCTGGGGCATCAACGATGCTAAATGGAAAGCGGCTGAAGAGTATTGCAAAGACCGAGGTTGGAAGTTTGAAATCTTCACAGAAAAACATTTAGGGCTAAAGAAGTAATGGCAATTCTTTTCGACGAGATTCTATCCAAAGGTGTTCGTGCAGGACAGATTCCTGCACGCGAGCAGAAGGCGCGTGAGTGGTACCGGGATGCTGCAAAAGACTTCAGAAAAGTTAATGAGTCTGAGCTTATGCGCGGAGACAAATCCCGCTTGACTAGTCAACCGCAAGTAGGATCGTTGTATATGTTCTACTACGATGCTAAGCACAAAGAAACACTTCCGTACTGGGATAGATTTCCGTTGATCTTCCCGTTCAAGAAAATCAAAGGTGGTTTCTTGGGCATCAACCTTCACTATCTTCCACATCCGCTACGCGCTAAGTTAATGGATTCCTTGTACGATCTTTCAACGAATGAGAAGTATGATCAAACAACAAGATTGAAACTAAGCTATGATGTATTGAATAATGCAAGCCGATTCAGATACTTTAAACCGTGTATTAAACATTACCTAACAGGACAACTCAAGAGCCGTTTTCTGTACATCTACCCATCAGAATGGGATGTTGCTATGTTTCTTCCACTGGAAAGATTTGAAGGTGCTGGTAAACGCAAGGTCTGGTCAGACTCAAGGAAAGCAATCTAATGTCATTCAACATCTCAGAATTCAGCTCCAAGCTCAACAAGTACGGACTATCGAAAGACAATCTATTTCTGGTGACAATTACACCGCCAGATCTTGGTGTTGATATGCCAGCTCAAGATCTTAAATTCTTTTGCAACAGCGTTAATCTTCCTGCGTTGTCTATATCGACAGCCGATGTTCAGACACAAGGTTATGGTCTGGCTGAGAAACGACCAACGGGTCTGCCGTTAGATAATCTCAATTCGGTGTTTATGGTCGACTCCACCTATCGTGTTAAAGAGTTCTTTCATCGCTGGGCGCAGTCGATAGTAAACTACGATAACAATCGTGGATACAACTATGAGTACAACCGTATGCTTCCTTACGAAACAGCATACAAAGATCGTTATGTCGGCACAATCGAGATAATTGTTTATTCATACAACGAACGAGACATCAAATACGTCTATAAGTTTGGTAATGCATTTCCTGTCGCACTTGGTGAAATTACTACATCATGGGACAATAACGACAGCATTATGGTTATGCCTGTTCAGTTTGCCTACGATAAGTATCAAGTAGATGGGCTAGGACAGTCGGTTAAATCTAATCGCATCAACTCGAGCCGTGGCTTTGGTGGAGGAGGTGTTGGCGGATTCATTACATCTCTTGGCAACTTTGGTCAAGCATTAGACGCTATCGGCGTTAATACACCTATTCAAGACATCGTTAATCAATACTCATCAGTAGCAAGTCAAGTCAATAGCGGTCTTGAAGCTGTTAGAGGAATATTCTAAACAATATGGAGTTACACTATGGGTTTACCTAAAATTCAACAACCACTTTTTGAACTGACAATTCCCTCCACGGACAAGAAAGTTAAGTTCAGACCTTTCACTGTTAAAGAAGAAAAGATCCTTCTTATAGCTCAAGAGTCGAAGGACATTGAGCAGGTAATTCTTGCTATTAAGCAGATTGTCGGTAACTGCGTTCAGGACATCGATGTGGATCAGCTGGCGATGTTTGATCTTGAGTATATGCTGATTAACATTCGAGCTAAGTCTGTTAGTAACGAGATTGAGTTTGCTATCAAGGATCCGGAAACGGAAGAGAAGATCGAGATGGCGCTGAATATCGAGGATATTCAGATTAAACGCGATCCTAATCACAATAAGCTGATAAAGATCAACGATGACGTTACTATCGAGATGACATATCCGAGAATCGATCAATTAAAAAATCTAGCCGAAGCGAGTGACGACACCAGAGACACAGTACTTTTTGATATGATGATGGGCTGTATTAAATCTGTTGTGTCTGGAGATCAGGTTTATAACTTATCGGACTTTGGTGAACAGGACGTTGATGAGTTTGTAGGAAGTCTTTCTTCCTCTAATATAGCTAGCATCAAGGCTTTCTTCGATACCATGCCGATGCTTCGGTATGAGAAGAAATACCACGTGAGCGACGGAACAGAAAAGACATTTGTGGCGGAGGGTACAGAGACTTTTTTTATCTAGCGCTGAGTCACACGAGTCTACATGTTTATTATAAGAACGTTTTTGCTTTGGCTCAGCAACATAAATATCAAATAAGCGAGATAGAAAACCTGATACCATTTGAACGAGACATCTATGTTGATATGTTATTAGCCTATATTGAAGAACAAAAAGAAAAGAACAAGTAGAGAGAACGAACATGGCTCTAGAGCAAACAATAGAAAAATTCTCAGGGGTTTTAAAATCCATTGAGATGAACGTGCTTAAGCAAGCAAGTTTTGCTGAGTCGCTTTACAATGAAAAACCGTTAGAAAATTTGGAGCAACAGAGACAGACATCTTTGTTAGAGCGTCTTGTTGGTATTCAATCCGAAGAGCTTAGTGTTCTGAAAGATAGACGAGAGGATATGGAGCGTAGAGAACGTCTGTCAGACATTCCCACTTCTGGTCCGACTGTAGGGAATTCAGAATCGGTTAGCACTTCTGGAGGTGCTGGCATTTCAAACATTATAGGTGATTCTCTAGGAGGAATTTTAGGCGCTGTTTCACTAGGCAGTATCATTAAAACCGCAGCGTTGGCAGTTGCTGCTCCTTTTGCTTTTAAGTTTGTCGAAGGTTTTTTTGGAGAATTTGGCTTAAACGGAATCGAAGCTGTCGGTGTTACTCTTGGTAGTTTAATTGCTTTAAGAACAACAAAGAATTTGATAAAGGGCGTCTTATCCAAAGGCACTACGAAAAAATTCATGAAGGGGTTTCTTGGAAAAGCGGGTATAGCAGCCGGTATTAGTATTATCGGGTCGTTGGTTGGAGATGCTGTATCTGATCAATTCGAAGATCCAGAGCTAAGAGATGACATATCTCAAGTAGCAAATTTAGCTGCTTTAGGTTCTTTCTTTGGTATTAAAGGGTTAATAGTAGGAGCTGTAGCGGGATTAGCTCTAACTCTAGGTCAGAGACTTCTGGATTGGTTCCACAGTCAAGATAAAAAGTATCGAGACAAACTCGACGAAAAACTATCTGCAGACGTGAAAGCTGCAGATGCTGCCTTCGAAGCTGGAGATTATGAAGAAGCGTCTAAAAAAGCTTCTTCGGCGTTAAGTCAAGCAAACCAAGAGCTGGAGCGGGATGAGCGACTTGTGGGAGCTGAATCACGTGAAGCCGTTAAGAAGGCTAAAGAAGATGCCTTAAGTTTATTAGAAAGAGCTGCTAAGGAAGGGAAAGCGAGGCCTGCTGACATTCAGCAGGCAGCTGATCAACGATTGGAATCCAGCGACAAAAATGTAAGTGATTATGAAAGTTACATTGAGAGTATAGCCGCAGCATTCAAGCAACGTGAGCCGGATGTTAACACATACGAAATAGTAAAAAATATACTTGTCCCTGTCGGCCGCGACGCTAATCTACAAAATATTGAACAAGCAAGAGAAAATGTTCTAAGGACCATATCCGAAGAGCAGAAAATGACCTATGGTAAGCCGTTGGAAATTCCTACTACTGGTATGTTGTTTTGGAAAGAATCCAACGTTGAAGCAGTTCTACCATCTTTAGCTAAAAAAACTGACGCGTTGTCTCAAGGGTCTTCTGCAATGGCTGCTGCAGGAGCTCCAGTTGTTGTTAAGGGTGGCGATAGTGTTACCGGTGGTTCCACGTACAACGATAACAAGACAATCACTCAGGTAACAAACATTGTTGATCCTACACAGTCATTAAACTTTAACGCAGCGCAGGCAAGATAAAAAAAAGAAGGGCACCGAAATGCCCTTCTCAAGCTTGCTGAACTTGTCAGCAAGATCGTCAACTTTAGTCGTCAGTCAGACCCTTGAAGAACGACATATCATCGTCATCATCGTCTGTTGAACTAAGTGCCGGAGATGGAGTCTCATCCATCGCACTAGGCGCGCTTTCCTTGAACCTTGGTGTAAAGTCCATCTCCGGCTCGTCATCCTCGGCGGTATTAGTGGGTGCGTGATTACCACCGTCAAGCGCCAGAACTTTGTAAAGCTTAGCTTTGAGTTCATTGTACGACTTGAAGTTTTTAGGATCGACGATGCTTTGCAGAGAATTTTGGGAGTTCCAAATGGCCTCCATCTCCTCATCACTCATCTCAGAACCATCAGGCTTAGAGATCGGAGCAATAGGAGAAAACTCTGACTTATCATAGTTACGATAACCTTCAACGTTACGTGCTTTCAGTTTAAAATCTGCACCTTCCCAGAAGTCAAACGGATTAACAGCTTCTTCATCCTCAAACTGAGGATTCATCATATCATTGAGCTTATCGAAGATTTTCTTACCAAACTTATATTTAAAGACCTTACCTTCGTTTTGAGGATTTGCAGGATCTTTAACAACATAGACATTAGCATGGAAACCAAGACGACGCTTTTGTTTACGTGCAATGTCCTTATCCGACTCGACACCGGAATTCCAAAGCTTGCCGTTATACTCAGAAACGGGGTCATCTTCTCCAATAGTGGTAAGAGAGTTTTCAATGTACCAACCACCGGGACCTTGGAAACCGTGATCCCACACGCGAACAAATGGCATGTCTTCGCCTGGAGGTGCGGGAAGAAAACGAAGTACAGCATAACCGTTGCCGACTTTATCGACTTCGAGTTTCCAATAACCATCATCGCCACCTGGACGTGAAGAGTTCATTGATTGTAGTTGGGAATTGAGCTTATCAAACTCTTTAGAGCGAGCTTGTTTTAGAGCGGAAAAAGAACTAGGCATATGTATATCTCCTTATATATGCGGTGTATTAAAAATATTTGCGTTGTATAGCGTTATATTAACTTGCATGCTTAAATTTGTCAACCACTATTTTCCTCATCTTATCTTTGTCATACTCTAGAAATGGCTTATAATTCAGCACGAAACTATTTATAGCGGGAAAAACGATCTTTTCATGAATTCTTTTGTCCCAATAGATAAAACATTTCGTCAAATCATCAAGTATCACAAGGGTTTCCGGACTGATTTTTTCTTGCATATACAACGTAAGCAAGTGCGGATGTTGTCCATCATCCACAATGATATTCGAGTCGAAGTTATCATTCAACTCTCCTAACTCACGCTTAAAAATATACGTGAGAGCCTGTATACGTTTAGCCCGAGCAACGTAGTTTTGGTGTGCTTTCTCTTCAAGCATATCACCGATCCACATCGAGGGTTCAACGATCATATTAGCAAGGATAAGCTCCTTTGCTTCTGATTTCTTTGAAAGCTTATAGAAAAAGAATTTGTCTTTACGATTCTCAAAGCTTTGTACATTGGCTTTAACCTTGCCGTTGTACTTAAAGAAATCATAGTTTGATGTGAAGTGACGTTTGAGTGCTAAGTAGTATACATAGATGTCATAAGCATCTCGAGTACTATAGAGCTTTGTCATACCGGTAGCCGTGCCGTTTTTTCCATCATTCGAAGACGTTCAGCATCTTCACGTATTTTTGATTTAAGAATAGGTGAACGCTTAACAATATCTCCGATGAGTTCAATTTCAATTTCATGCTTGTCAGCATAGTGAACGAGAGCATCCATAAGAGTAACTTCATCATTAACCCATGGACTGACCTCTTTCAGTATTTCTTCTGCTTTAAGATCTTCTACTTTATCCATTGAGTTTCTTAATTCCCAGCGCCCAGTTTTCAGCTGTCGATTCTGCCCACTGTAGAGACTTTCCATGATGTGTTTCTGATTTCATAAAGTTACCACTCATATCGTAGTACTCGATCATATATCCCTCGTTTGTATGATGTACTTCAGCACGAGCACCGTTTGTGTCTTCTTTAAAATACGTCGAAATAAGCATGTTGCATGTCCTCATTTTACCATAAATCCAATTCTTGCTGATTCGATGAAACCGTCAGCGTCATCAAAGCTTTCAATATAACTATAACCCATACTCTCGTAAATGTCAACCATTTTCATTGCGTCATCCTCAAATATTGGGATGAGCTCGTCATAATCAGGATCGGGTGTATCTCTTAAATGCACTTCGATTACTTTATCGCCGATAAATTCAATATTGACTATCGGAAGATTGGAAAGTTCCATGAGCTTATCCGGTACCGGCGGAGCATAGCTACTTCTTTTCCAACTCTTAAATCTAAAATCTAGCTTATTGCCGATCCAACAGCTATCAAGTTTCCAACCTACTTGATCGACCCATTTAAATGATGCTGAGTAATGATCACCTTCAAACCACTCACACCAAAAATAACCTGGTGGAACCTTTGTAACATCTCCTGCTTTAATGAATGCTTTTGAAGCACCTACACTCATCCCAGAGAGGTTGTAAACGGGTCTGATGATATAGTAACCATCTTTATTTGGAGCTACACCACAGGGACCACTGTCATGCCCTAGGAGCTCCGAGACATAAAGCTTGTTGAACCATTTACGATATTCAGGATACTTTTTCCAAGCTTGATGATCTTCCATGTAGTGCTCCGCTGTTGAATGTGGGCCCGTTGAGGGTGGAGCCCATACCCGAAACCCAATAACGCGAGGGTCATGACGGGCAGATTCTGTTTCTAGGTTCTACCGGACCCACAGTAATCAAGCTGCTAGAGCAAGATCCTTAAGAGCATAGTTGCTGTTTGCATCTATTGTGTTTGTTCGCGGTAACGGCGCTTACATCCCGGTAACTCCACTCTCCTCACATACCTGTCAATCCTGTTTCGACCCCATCAAAGATACACAAGCTGCACGTCCAGCATACGGTTTCATCCACATTTAAGCTTGCCAAAGCCACTTATGTATCCATGGTGGAGTCGTCGGGTACCGCCCCCGAGTCCAGTATATGTTGTTGAATTGCTTCAACGTTACAGTCTATATATAATACATTACTTGCTATTTGTCAACCTTTTTCTTAAAGATCTGTAACAGTGTTGCAAAGATGCAACACTTAATATGATACGCTAACTTAACTGCTTTTTG